ATAAGACAGGCTGTATTAATGATGATAGCAGATGGTTACGATAATAGAGAAGATTATATAAAGAAATTACCTACGGCATCGGAGTATTTACTTGATCAATATCGCGTTCAATTATTCTAATGAGATACAACAAGAAAGAAGAAATAGGAAAGTTAAGAGAAAGAATAATAGTACAGAGTGTATCTCGTACTGTTGGTACTACTGGTTTTGGAACAGAGACTTGGAGTAATTTTGCAGAGGTGTGGGCAATAGTAGATTATAAAGGAATAAACAAGGAGGAGGTAGAAGGTGGCAAGATAACAGCATTAAGCCAGGTGAGAGTTACCTGTCGAAATAGGACAGACATAAACGAGCAACAAAGAATTATCTGGATGGATAAATATTATCAAATTGAAAATATCCAGATAAGTGAAGACAATATGTATTTGCATTTATTTTGTTCATTTGCTCAAAACTATATGTAATGTTTATATCACAAGCAAAGTTAAATAGGTTAAAAAGATTGGAAGGCAAGACTAATAAAAAAGGTCAGCCTTTAGCTATATCTAATTTTGCAGAAAGTGTTATTGAACTTGACAACATTATGCAGCAAATTACAATAACTAAAAGAAAAGAAATTACAAAAGCAGCAGAGCCTATTGCACTTGCTGCTTATAGAAATCATGTTGAAATATCTACTAAACCACATAAATTTTATGTAAAAGGTAAAGGTTTAAAGTACAATATAATGCCTGGTAATTTACGTCGCTCAATACAAATAGTAAGTGATGTAAAAAACTTTAAATATTTAACTTCCGCTATTGGACCATTGTATAAAGATGCTGGTAGTGGAGTTACATTAAGTAGTGAGGCTAAAGCAGATGGCTTTTATGCTCACATGATTTATGGCAGTACAAAAGCATGGGTAAAAAGAGTTAAAAACCTTGCAGAAAGAGCAAGTCAAATGGCAGTAATAAATAAAATGTCTGGTGAAGCTCTTAAAATGGCAAAACAATATCCTCGTAAATTTTGGGAGTTATGATAGGTAAAGTAATATACGGGAGATTGACAACTGATGCAGCAGTAACTGGTATTTGTGGATTAAATATCTTTCCAGACATTGCTCCACAGAATGTCCAATATCCTTTTATGGTTTATACTGTCGTAAATTCTTTGCCAGTTGATTACAAAGATGGACAAAGTAACTTAGAAGAAATTAATGTGCAGATAGATGTATATACTAATAATTACGAAACTACACAGACACTTGCAAACAATGTGCGCAATAGGTTGGATAGATTTGTAGGAACGGTAAATGGCGTTGCTGTACAAACATTAAAATATATGAGCTCTGACAGTCAAGTGTATAATGCTGATTTAAATGTTTACTGGATGAGTGTTGATTTTATGGCAAAAATGAAACGATGAAACTAAGATTATTAAAAGAATGGAATGGAAAGGCACCAGGTAAAGTAGGTGTGTTTTTATCTGAATATGGTGAGCAAATGATAAAGGATGGCATTGCAGAACTACTTGATGAAGACTTTGTTGTTGAACAAATGCCGCAGAAAGAGGAGACTAAGCAAGATCCAGTTTACATTCCTATTCCAGTGCCTAACTCATATTTCAATGACGAAGAGCAAGAAGAAAAAATTAATAAACCAAAAAATAAATAAAAATGGCAACTACTGGCATAATTAATGGTACGTTGATGCGACTATACAAAGATAGCACTGCTATCGGTTACGCAACATCCTGCCAAATGAACATCTCCGCAGCCATGCGTGAAATCTTAACAAAGGATTCAGCAGCTGGAGGATGGAGGGAAGTAAAGAAAGGTCAACTCTCTGGCACACTGTCCACAGAGGCATTATATGCAGGCCCTGGTGATTCTTCCACTAATTACTTATTTGATGATCTCTTTACCGACTTAATATCGGGCACAGCATTGACTATTAAATTTACTACAGATGTTAGCGGAGACAATGTGTTTACAATGTCTGCTATTTGTACATCATTAGATTTAAATGCAGGTGTAGAAGAGAATACAAGCTATTCAGCATCCTTTGAGGTGACTGGTGCAATAGCAAAAACAGTAAAAGCATAATTTTAAATCCTAACACATGAAAACAATAACAATAGCCAACACATCCATACCGATTAAATTTGGTATGTATGTGTTAGGTACATTTCTAAGGGAGAGGAAACTTAAATTAAGTGACCTTTCCCTTTTAGGAGAAGATCTCTTATTAGCTCTTGAACTTGCCTTCTCCGGTGTTGAACATGGTTACAAAGCCAAAGGGGAGAAATGCCCATATACTTTGCAATCATTTTGCGACTTGGTAGATACAGACATGGGAGGAATTTCTCGCATTATGGAAATGATTTCAAATGAAATTTCACCACCAGAAGATGAGAGCCAAAAAAACGTAGTGGCGAAGGAGGAGAGCTCACACTTGAATACATCGAACGCTTTTGTTTCGGAGTTTTAAGGTTTCTTCCTTCGCAATATTACGAAATGAGTTTTAAAGAGGTCGTTATGGCTATGCAAGGTTATAATAATTTCTTTGAACAACAGGAGCAAACAGAATGGGAACGAATAAGATGGCAGACAACTTTACTATTAAACGTACACACGGCAAAAGGTAAAAGTTTAAAGCCAAAAGATTTAATCGAGTTTCCATGGGAAAATCCTACAAAAAAAGAAACTAATAGAAGTTTGACAAATAATGACAAAACAATATTTGACAAATGGGATAAAGAAGGATAATGGCAATAGGTAAACTACTTTTAAAACTTGGCATTGATACTACTAATCTTGACAAAGAATTAGGTAAGGTAGAAAAGTCTATGACAAAGTTTGGACAAAATATGTCTAATCTTGGCTCTACCTTGACCCAGTCATTGACACTGCCTATTATTGGTGTTGGTGCTGCAGCTTTAAAATCTTTTGCCGACATGGAGAGGTTAGAATTAGGATTAACTGCTATTATGGGAAGTAGTAAGGCAGCTGAAGTAGAATTACAAAAATTAAGAAAAACAGCAGAAAATCCTGGTCTTGCTTTACCACAAGTTGTACAAGCATCATCTACATTACAAGCGGTTGGTTTAAGTGCTGATGCTGCCAGAGAAACTATTACGCAGTTTGGAAACGCTACAGCAAGAGCAGGTAAAGGAGCAGTCGTTTTTGATGAATTAATTTTTGCTTTTTCTAAAATACAATCTACTGGTAAAATAACACAAGAATCAATAAACCAAATAGCTGAAAGATTACCAGGTTTTAGTACATTATTACAACAAACATTTGGAGCATCTACGGCAGAAGGAATAAATGCGACAGGTATATCTGCTGAAGATTTCTCTAAAAAAACAGTAGAGGCATTATCTAATTTACAAAGAGCTCAAGGAGGTTTAGGAAATAGTTTTGATAACTTAACCGACAATATTACAGCATCACTTGCAGAACTTGGTAAAGTAATAAATACAAGTTTAAATGTAGAAGGAATTTTTATAGCGTTATCAGATAAAATAAATTATTTAGTACAAGGTTTTAAAAAATTAAATCCAGAGACACAAGGATTTATTGTATATGCTGGCTTAATTGTAGCAGCTATTGGTCCTGCAATTTTTATAGTAGGTAAAATGATTACTACTTTTGGTGCATTAGCAGGTACTACCAAAATGATTATTGAAACCTTTGGAAAACTAAAAGGTACTATTATTAAAGCATTTACAACTATTCTTGCTAATCCTGCTATACTTGGTATTACTTTAGCTATTGCTGCTATTGGTGCAGTTGCTTTGTATGTTTATGATAACTGGGAGGCATTTGCAAGTAGGTTTACAAATATTTGGATAAACATTAAAAACAGTGCAAACAAGGGAGTAGCTGATTTTATGATGGCTATTGATAAGCTACAAAAATCATTTGGTGTAAAACTATTTGACGTTAGTGGGCTTACGTCTTACACAGCAGAACAAAAGGTAGTACAAAAAGAATTTAAAAGTATAGGAGAAACAGTTGATAGTTTATCTGGCAAATTAAAAGGTTTATTTTTAGCTAAACCGAAAAGTGGTACAACAGATGAAACAATTATAGATAAAACTAAAACTGATACTGGTGGTGGTACAGGAGGAGCAGTTAAAATAGATAAAAGTATATTTAAATTTGATGGTTACAAAACTTTAACTGAAATATCAAAAGCAAAAGAAGATTTAGATAAAGCAGTATTAACTGAACTTGGGCCTAAAATACAAGAGCAATTAGGTTTTACAAATAAAGGATTAGATGCAACGTCAAGAGGAATGAAACAAGCAGCTATTGATGTAGCTGTTTTTGGGCTTGCAATGAAAACTAATGCTCCTGCTTTTGCCGAACCATTTACAGCAGCTGAAGAAGCTGCGGCAAAATTACAAGATAAGATTATAGATTTATCAGATGCTTTTACAAATATTTTAAATGGAGCGTTAAACGATTTGGCAGTTGGATTTGGTGAACAATTAGGCAATGCTTTAACTGGTGCAGGTTTTGGTGTAAAAAATTTACTTGTGCCATTAGCTGAAGCAATTATATCATTTGGTAAAATGGCTATACAAGCAGGTATTACAGCATTAGCAATTAAAAAGGCTCTTACCTTAGCACAGGCTCCTCTTGCGATTGCCGCAGGTATTGCATTAGTTGCAATAGGTACTGCAATTAAAAATGGAATAGCTACTCCAAAACTTGCCGAAGGCGGTTTGGCATTTGGGCCCACAATGGCAACTGTTGGAGATAATAGAAATGCTCGTGTAGATCCGGAAGTAATTGCTCCTTTGTCAAAATTAAAGTCAATGATGGGAGACATGGGTGTAGGTGGAGTATTGGAAACAAGGATAAGCGGAAATGATTTGATTATATTGTTGAACAGATCACAAAAGGGTCTTAGCAGAATACAATAATGGCTGTAAGGTTTGAAACTACTGTATATAATGAGAAAGGCAGAAAGATTAATGTTGCTATTAAAGACAATGTTTTTTCTGGCATGACTTATAGTTTTGATACTATTTCTTTGTCATTACAATACGATAGCGAAAGCCAACAAGGACAAGAAAGATTTACTCCTATTATCGGATCATCTTGCAATTTATCGTTACTTATAAATAATAACGATTTAGAGACATTATTACTTGATATTGGATTAGCAGTTGAGGGAAGGTTTACAATGGATTTAACTGCCTACGAGGATGACAATACTACTATATCGTTTAGGTGGTACGGTTACATAGTTACAGATTTAGTACAATTTGAGGACATTCCTTTGTCTATTGGTTATGTTGCTCAAATATCTGCCATTGATGGATTAGGATGGCTAAAAACATTGGACTACAAAAGTGCAGTAGGGCCTTATAATGGACAGGACACAGTAGTACAACATATTTTAAATTGCCTTAATCAATTAGATTTTGTTCAGAGTGAACTGGTGGCAAATAGTCTGCCAGTGCTACACACTGTTTTTAATTGGCATGAGAGTACATTGACATATAGTTCAGATAATGATTTTGCTTTAAAAACTGCAATACAACATAGAGCATTTTATCATATTGACACAAAGAAAAATTATACTTACCAAAGTTGCTATGATGTAATTAAAAAAATATGTCAGGCACTTGGTGCAAGAATTATATTTAGCGGTAGTCAATATTGGTTTATTCAGATTAACCAATATGCTAACAATCCATCTTCATTACGTTATTTTAAATACAGTGCTTTAGGTGTTCAAACATCTGGCACTTTTACTGATGACTTTACTTTATCTAACGTACAAGGTAATTTAGGAAGTAGTGATTTAATGAGATTAAGTGGTGGTAAATGGACTTATTACTCGGCTTTAAAAAATGCTTTAGTACGTTATAATCATAATGCTAAAAAGAATTTAATGCCTGGTGTGGTTTATAACTACATTACAAATACAGATCCTGTTATAGTTAGAACAGATACATTAGATAGTACAAACAATGAAGCTAAACTTAGCTATACAGGAATGTTATATCAAAGAAGTATTTGGTCAACTGGAGGAGGTTTTGTGCCTCATATATTTGTATATGCTGTAAAAGTTGCATCTATTATTGATTACATACCATTAATGGGTTTTAATATATTACAGACCTGGACACTTGGAAGTGGATGGAGTATATTAAATGGTAGTTTATTTGCTACTACAGTTACAGGAGTAGTTGAATGGACAGGCAGCTCTGTTGTTTCTAATAGATATTATTACGTTACTATAAAAGTAGGAACTTTGCAGCAAGGTGAATTAAGATTACGCATTGGTGGAGTTACTAAAACTATAACTACTGAAGGGGATTACGAGTATAAAATTTATACAACAAATACAGATGCTTTTAAATTAGATTCTATATCAGCTTTAAAATTTACTGGTGTTATTGATAATTTGCAAGTTAAACAAGAAAGTAAATATTTAAAAAGACCAGTTACTTTTACTAATGGTTTTAATTACCAATTAGGTGCAGCAAGTTGGGAAAGTAGCTTTTATGAATGGGAATTTGTAACAGACATTATAAATTTAGATGGCACTGAAATTAATAACAAAACTATTTCATTTGACACTTTAGCTATTCCAGAAACAGGAGAATATGTTTGGGAGATGCGTCTTAAAGAAGTTAGGGATGAAAGTGGCACAGATATAAAAGCAGATTATGCCATTGAATATTATTTGACTAATAATTATTTAGAATTTCTACCAGATGGTACTATACAAGGTCAATCAGATTTAAAAGAATTTGCAAGTGATAATGATGATAAATCATCTGTTGTCTGCAATCTTGATACATACCTTGGTGATGGGCCTTCTGCCACTACTACCGGAGGGCTTAGAATATTAAATTCATCAAGTATTTACGTTCCATCAAGTGCATGGAAAATAGGTAACACTGGTACTGCTAAAAATGTAAGTCAATTATTGGTAAATGAAATTATACGAGGACAGCTCACACCA